GGTGACGGATTCAAGCTGGGCATTGGCACCAGTCCCACCTAAGGCATTGAACTGCACCTGTGCCACCTGAAGTGCCTGCTTGGTGAATTCTTCCTGTGCTGCAACACTATCAGCACCAACACCCTTGAGGCCGAAGGATTGCAGAACGCGATTCCCGGCAGCGAGCGCCTGATTTGACCACTTCGCGCCCGGCCCCGGTGTGAACTGAGACAGGAGTGAATCCAGATTGGCGAGGGATGCCTTATTGGTCGGCACCGCATCGGCACGCTTCTGCAAGGCACTGGCCTGCTCAATGGAGGCTTGGCCCTGGCCCTGGAGTGCCGCGGATTCGGATGGGGACAAACCGGCAGGAACGCCCGCAATATTGCCTCCGGGGGCAACCGGGCTTTGCGGTGATGGGACGCCTCCAGCGCGGCGCGCGTATTCGTCCGCGTATGGATTGCCGCCTTGGACATTGCCGAAATAATGCGGCTTGCCATGTTGATCCACATATTGCTGTGTGGGGCTGGGCGCGGCCTGGATGGTTGGGCCTGCGGCGGATGGTGTTCCGAATTGGGGAAACCGCATGGGCGTCTGCGATCCACCCGGGTTCTGGTTGACCACGGGAGGCGGATAGAATGCGTCCAGCGCATCCTTTTGCTGCATGACCTGGGCCTCGAATTGTCGGATCGCTGCCGGGATCTTGCTTTCATCAATCTGGCCGGAACTGTCCCGGGGCAATGTGGAATAGACTTCTGCGGCCTTCTGAGGCGTCAAAAGCCCGAGGGACTGAGCATGGGCCAGTTTCTCCACTACATCAGAGGATGTTGGATTTGCTCCGGGTGCTGTGAGAGGAGCGAGATAAGCCGCAGTGGCATTCAAATGCTGGCGCACGTTATCCAGCTTTGCCGTGTCGATGCTGATGTTGCGCTGCTGGGCTTCCTGGGACTGGCGATAGGCTTCCGGCAGGCCGAGCGTGACGTTTGCCCCGTTTGGTCCTGCGAGTGCCGCAGGAATTTTTGAGGGGTCCATCTGACCTGTGTTGGGATCAAACACATCCTTATAAAGCTGGCTCAGGCCAAGCTTGGAGTTATATTCCTGCTGGAACAATTTATTCTGGTTCAGGACATTTTGCAGGCGCGCAAAGCCCGAGAGAGTATCGAGCGGATTCTGCGCTTTGGGATAGGCGGAAGTATCAACATCAGCCATCAGGGGATACTCGCCAAGTTATAGTCGAAGCCGGTACTGGCCGACCCGCCACCGCCCGCCCCACTATTCAGGAAGGCATAGAGCGGAAGCGAATTGGCTATGGAATTGGTGGCGCCAAGCGTACCCGCAGCGGCCGCATTGCCAGCCGCTATCGTGGAATTGGCCACGTTCGCGCCGGTATTTGCTCCCACCCCGGCAATCGCTGCGCCTGCGCCGTATCCCGTGTTGGCCGAGTTCTGGAGCGCATTGGCGTAATTCTGCCAATTGGAGTCAGCGAGCCCCGTTGCATAATTGGCCGCGCCCTTGAGTGCCGCACCGGATACACCAAGGCCCCGAGCCGTAACGCCATTCTGAACGGATTTTAGCCCCTGCCCCAACGTGAACTGATAGCCGGGAAGGTTCTCTAAGTTACTCTGCATGGTGGCGCTATTGCCGCCCACACCAAGTAGTCCGTTCAACGTGTCATAGGCCCCCAGCCCCTTCTGGACGTAAGGGTTCAAAAGCTGCTGATTCTGGTTATAAATCCCAAGCTGGGCGTTGGTCGCGTTGTTTGCCGCGCCGGCCTGTTGGCTTGATCCTATGAGTGAACCCGCCGTTCCAACAGCGGCAGCGCCTAGAATGGCTGTGGGGACAGAGATACTTGGCATTTCTGATTCATTCCTTTGCGGATTTTACCGGCCTGGCGGAGATGCCTTAATTCTCTCCAGCAGGTCTTTTTGAACGCTTCAATCTCGGGTCTATTTTCGTGGTAGTAGCGAATATGCTCCGCCACATTGACTTGCAGATTCCGGTCTTTGAGCTTCAGCCACCAATCGCGGTCGAACTGGAATGGTAGGCAGTGCTCAAAGATGGCCCTGCATCCTTGCTCTGTTCCCAAATCGGCATAATCCAGAACAAGAGCCCCGGGCATTTCCTGGCAAATCTCGTCCAGCATCCGATTGCCGTAGGCCATGACCTTGGAAAGCCGTTCTTTGTCGTAAGTGGCATATCCCTTGAGGTCTATTGCCAACATGCTCTGAACAACTTCGCTTGTGGGCCTTCGGATTACTGCAACAGTCACATCGGGGTTATAGTGATGAAACAGCCGCCAACCCTGCGCCATGGCGGTTTCAACGGTCCCGATCCTTGGCCATGCGAGGATTGTCTGAATATCCTCAATTTGCCGCATGTAAATTGCCTGCTCATGCCAGCAGGACCAGCCGCCATAACTTAGGAAATTGGAAAGCCAGAAGGTACGTGAACGGGGCAAAGCGTAGACAATGAAATTCTGCCTCAAGTCTTGATCCCGAAGATGATCGAGGCATAGGGCGGGACAAAATTCACCGGATCGCCGTTACCTGTGTTGTTTATGGTAATTCCAGTCGTATTAGTCCCGGTCGTGCCCCCGGTCGTTACTGCTCCGGTTGCGCTTCCCGTTGTATTAGTCGAGCTAGCCGCAAAATCGGTATGATTGTGGCCTGGATCTGTGATGGTGTGGGTGTGGGACGGGAGTTGGCTGACGGACAGACTGAAATTCGTGGCGCCTCCGAGAGTGGAGAAGGCGAAGTTTCCGGCCCCGACCAGAAACCTGTTCCGAAGATCGGGGAGATTAAATGTGCTTGATCCATCTCCTGCGCCCCATGTGGTTCCAATGACGGTGAACAATGCCGCATATATCGTGCGATCTACTGCGGCGCCGTTACAGACTAGCCATCCCGTGGGAAGCGTTGCCGCGGCGAACGCCATGAGCATTCCGGTGGGGCTGACCGATGAGCCCTGCGCCGCTCCCGTCCTTCTCCACAAGGCAATGAGCAACTGATACCAGGGCTGCGTGATTTGTAAGTTCTCAGGCGAAGCTATCGGAGCCGTGATCTGCGGGAAGCCCTGTAGCGAGCCGGAACTGCTCAAGAAGCGCACCGTATGGCGTCAAGATAGACGCCCTGGAGCGAGGTCTTGACGGGTGCGGACCATGACAGCTCATAAACCCGCTCGCGCGCCAGCCCGAGCCTGTTCCACTGCAGGGACGTATTATAATGCCCAGTATTACCCAAGCTCTGCACTATTGCATCGCCGTAGGACCGCCCCGCCGTATCCGAAAATCGCAACGATACGGCACAGGTATCAGCCGTGGTATTCACCATCTCATCGCCTACTTCCATCGCGGCAATAAGATTGCGGTGGATCATGCGGTCATTCTCGGCCACGACATGGGGGAAGGATCGGATGCGGGCTATCGGCTGGCCGTTATCGAGATATGTGTCCAGATCCAGGCTGTAGAGATTGCCGTTCTGGTAATCGCCCACGATGATCTGATTGTTGAACACGCACGCGCAGTTGGCCCTCCACCGATGGAGATTGCCGTTCGTGTCCATCCATGCCCGTTTGTGCCAATGGCCTTCCTTCAGGTCATAGACCCACGTCACATCCTGAGAGGGGAAAACCAGCACATAGAACACATGCCCCTGCTGCTGATAAATAAATCCGAGGGCATCATTCTTGACCGGGTAGGACATGATTTCGTTGTCGATGGCCTCGGTCGAAATCTTCCTGACCCGGTATTGCGCGCCCTCGAATACAACCGAGTTTCCGCTGGTATCCTGGCCCAGCCAGTAAAGCGCCAGATCATACTTGGCGATGGAGCCGACCGAGGAACAGCCATGTTCCACGAATGCCCCCGGCATCGCCTGGAAAGCAAAATCAGCCGCGCCGGCATCAAACCAGACTTCCGAGGTTGCCGCCCCGATCAGCCATAGTTCGCGGTGCATGACTGCGACCCCGACCATGAGGTCATTGCCGCCCGTCTTGGCCGCGAAGTCCAGGGGATCGAAAGCCGTCCCATTGGTGAACATCGTATAGGTGGCTTCGGCAAGGCTGAAAAAGAATTCGTTGGAAGCGACGATACTGAAGATCAAATAGGTATCGAGGTAATCCACCCGCGAGGCCGGAT